TATATCCTGGTTCATCATCCTCAGTAAACCACATCTCTGTATCTGTGCCAGCACATGCTGGCGTTGATTCCCATTGAGGGTAGTCTGACATTCATCCTCCTGTTGAGTAGAAACCTGAACCTTTAAACTGTACTGCTGGTGCCGACCATATACGCTTCATTAAGTTACCGCAAGTGCCACAGGCTGGGGCTATTGGTTCATTAATCTCAATAACTTCTGTGCAATACTCACATTTAAAATCATATAGTGGCATTAGATATTCAACTCTTTCTTTACTTCTTCCCATGGTACTGGTGGTTCTACTATCCATTCACCTCTAGCAATTTTAATTGCCATATCACATGAGCATACTGCTACTGCTACCTGACAGCAATCCATTTGCTTATGGGCTAGTTCTATATCTCTAGCAATCATTTCTCTTGCATCTGTATACCCATCAAGATAAGACTCTTGCTTTAGTATTCGTAATGTCTTTTCCATTTCACTCACAGTCTTCTTCTTCTGTATCATCTGGGTATGGCAGGCTTACCATAGACCCACAACTAGCACACTCACCATCTAGGAAATAAAAACATATCTCTTTCTTCTCATCAAAGGCAACCAATGCAATGAATACTTCGCAACCACAGATACAAGAGTTACCTAACTTTTGTCCTCGCAAGTCCATTGACTTACTGTAGTCAGTAGGATGTAACAAGTCTCGGATATCTCTATCCTTCTGAGTCATTGTCTTCTTCAATCACTGCTTTATCTTCTTCTATAGAAGGACGATAGCCACCAAGTTTTCTAATTAAACTAGTAATTGTGCGTTGTACTTTCTTGCGTGCCCCTTCTGGTGTTGAATCTAGTTCTGCTGCAATTACATCCCACTCGCAGTTCTCCATTGAAAAGCGTACTTTTAAAATTTTTTGTTTAGCCTCTGGTAACTGATAGTATGCTGAAGCAATATCAGACCTGAGTACTAGCCAGTTATTACCATCTGTTGTTTCACCTTTACCAAACTTAAAGTTAAGGTCTTTAATCTTTGATGGAATCTCATATGATTCTGAAATGATAGATGGTAAAAAGGCTTCAATAACTGTTGAGTCATAGTAGTAAAGGTCAAGGAACTCGTAACCAACTGTTCTTGCTTTTTCTTTTTCGCAGAATGTAATCGCTGCATTCCGTAAAGACTTGGCTATAAGTTTATCTTTATCTTTCTGCTCAAGGTCTGACCACTCTTTATATTTAGATGAATGAGTAACGAACCACATCCAAAGTATCTGAGATATATCCTGTGCCTCAACCATGGGATATTTTTTGTGATACTCGGAAGCAATGTTAGCAACAACAGACTCGTACTCAGTTATATAATCCATCTTATTCCTTGCTAGGAATGCCTTCCCATTGTCCGCGTTGTACCAATAGTCCGATTATTGCATAGTTGGCTAGGTCAATTAGGGTATCTTCAACAGTTTCATAGTTGGGCGTGTCGCCCTTATCTACCAGATGGTTTAGTCTGGCTAGTTTGTCATGCATACGAACACGCAGCCCATTCATTGCCCCACCAGGGGCATGGGCTATGTTTAACGGACCATAGTCAGCATGCTTTTTAAAAAGAATAGTTAGTAATTCATCTGTTATTTGTTCTGCGTCTGTATTATTTTTCATTTAATATATCCTTAACTCCATTATCAAATTCGTGCATCGCACTGGCTACAATTACTTCATCAATGATTTCTTTGCCATCACCTTGTGCTGCTGCAAGGATTACCCCTGCTAGCATGGTTAACATATCTGCTGCTATCTCTGGGTCATCTTGAATCTTCTCATAGATATCTCTCATTGCATTGAGAACATCTAATCCTGTATCATCTGATATAGGCAGCCCTAGAATCTTAGGGTTTTCTTTAATGTAATCCCATATCTTACTGGATACATTTTCTGATTCGCTCATTGATAAACTCCGCTCCTTGTTCTAACACAATGCTATTTACATCGTGACCTTCTGGCATCTGAATAATATTTACATTACCCAACTCTCTACTTACTTTCTTTCCGAACTCTAGTCCTGGTGCATCACCATCTGCAAGAATAATAACTGTTTCAAAATCATCTAGTATCTTTGCATAGTATGGTTTCCAATTGTTAGCGCCAGGGATACCCACTGCTGGGTGTCCTGTCTTAGCAACTACAGTCATACAATCTATTTCACCTTCGGTGACACAGATATAATCATTGGCTGTTAATACTGCCTGTGCATTGTACATACTAGTCTTAGCACCTGGCATACCCATGTACTTAGGGTCTTCACCCTGCATACTACGGAATCTAATATCAACTATTCCTGATGGTGTTACATATGGAATTGCAAGTCTTCCTTGATATTGTTCATGACCTGGAAGAGCGTCCTTGACTACTCCGATATGAAACTGCTGCACTTCTGCGACCGATAAGCCTCGAGTCGCTAGATACTGCGCTGCTATGTGTATGTTTTTTGTGTACTCTTGTGTTGCCTGTAGGAGAAATTGCCTCTGCGAATTGGACAGCCTCACGATAGTTACCTCCTTCCTTATACATAATTAAATCGTATACATCTCCACCAACTCCACAACCATGACATTTAAATCTTTGTTCTTCAAAGTTAATACCTGCTGATGCATGTCCGTCATCGTGGAATGGGCACTTTATCTTACGCCAGCCGTGCCCAACTGATGGCACGCTGGCTCCTAGATACTCTAAGTAAGCAGCAATACTGTGCTTATCCATAGTAGTATCCCCTGTATCTCTTGTTGTAATAACAGGAGAATCTGTAGTTCAATCCACATTCATTATCTCCTTTATTAGTTTGAGCCATACTGATGCTGGCATGGTGCAGTACCATTCATCTACATTTGATTTGCCTTTGCGTTTGTGTAGAACGGTACCTGTCCAAGCCGAATCATTCTTCATTTCTACTTCTAGTTCTTTAACCCAAGCGCTGAGGTCTAACCGTACATGGTCTTTAACCTCAATAGTAACGCCATTAACACCGCTGATATCGCCTTTGTCTAACTGTGCTCCTGCTATTCTGCGGTCTGCATACTGATAGCCGTTGGCTTTAAGCCACTTAACTACATCTGCTTCTGCTTTACTACCTTTGCGTTTGGCTGGATTACTCACATCATACCTTCCTGTGCGTACCTAATTGGAACATCATCTAGGTACATAGAATCTGGATTAAATGCAAGACTAACATAGTTACTACCTGTTTGGTCTGCTCTGCCGTAGCGATTCTTAACTGGTGCCACACATAGGTATGTGTCGTCACCCTGTTTCATCTGACCTATTGTTAATACCATTGCTGGTATCTGATTAACAAGTCCTTGAATTGCTGAGCGTGGCTGGCAAGGAAATCCCTCGAAGCCTTCTTTAGTATGGTGTAGTACTAGTACTGCTGCGTTAGTATCGCGTGCAAGATACTTTAGTTCTTTCATTGCTGCACGCATACCCTGAAACTCTTCGTGTCCATCCATTGCTATATCCATTAGATTGTCTACAACAATAAGTGTTGGGCTTCTACCCCATACAGTTTCAAAGGCTGATACTTCATCATCCAAATCTTTTAGTGTAGGTGTAGATTCAAATGACCAGAAGAGATGATTGTTTAATTGTAATAGTTCGTGTGCTTTATCTGGTTCACGCTTAAGCAATAGTTCTGCTGCTGTCTGTGTCATATGACCAGACATTGCAACTAAACGCATTGCCATAGTGTGTGCATTTGTATCCGCACTAAAGTAAAGTGTTGGATGTTTTGTCCGTGCTGCAATTGCTAGAGCAACTGATGACTTACCAGCGCCTGGAGTGCCAGCAATAACTGTCACCTCTGCTCTGCGCAATATAATTCCAGCCCGTTCAAAAGCCGCAAAAGCGGGTGGCAATGGTTCGCCACCCACTTCTGCTTTACTAATTGAGCGTCTTAAAGTTTTCACTTAACCTGCTCTGGTACAAATGTATTCCATTCCAGGTCTTTCATTTGAATGTATTGGTTCTTACACTTGTCGAATGCACCCTTCGGTGCTGGGCAGAAGTATCCCTTATATGGTTTTCCATCCTTGCCCATTCCTTGAATGGCTGTCATCTTTCCATGAGGACAATTGCGTCCGCCAACTGATGGTTGTGCATACTCTTGTGCAGGAATTGTTGTTCCTGTTTCGATTACTGTTCCGCCAAAAGATGCAGCAACTGATTGTGCTGTTACTGCTGGTGCTGATGCACCACGAATTGCTGACTCAAGTTCCTGTGTTGCAGAAACAATTGCGTCTAGCGCTTGTGCAACTGTGTTGTCTAGTTCATGTCCATCTTCTGCACGGACTGTTACTAAACTACCTGCTGCTGTTTTAACTGTGATACTGATTGGTGCTTCTGTGTGTGCCATGTTTCTCCTCATTCGAATGGAGTAGCAAGACCTTTCTGGTCTCGCCATTTTCTTACTTTCATTGCAAACTCTACACCCTTCCAACCTTCTTTGATATCTACAAAGACTAACTTGCAGTTACCTGTTCCTGCTGGCAGATGTATGATGATTGCTTTTTCTTTATTGATATCGCCCCATGTTCCACGGGTTGCAGTATCAGGGAAATACGGCAACCCGTTTGCATAGATTGCTAGTTGCATTGCAATGTTATGAGGA